ATTGGAACACCTTATTCTAAGTTAATTGTATTCTGCAATATATTTGATTGGGGATTTACGGTTGTAAGTATCGGAGATCTGATTATTCGATTTTATGTGTTTTTAATTCTATTTAATGCAATTAAAAAATCAAATCAAAAAACTTTAATAAAATGATAAAATAATTGTTGACATTAAATCAACTCTATGGTAATATATAAAAAGAAAAAGTTGCTAAGGAGTTGGTGAAGTTGATACATAATGTTATGAATGCTGTATTAAATGGAATTACGACGAGTACTTTTGAAGAAGGTGCATGGGAATTAACTGTATTAATTTTATTGAAACGATTTGATTTATTAGATAAATATATGTGGAAAGAAAAAATAAAGTACCTAGCTTTTCCTGTATTGCTTTCGTCATTAGTAATAAATACTTTAAAATATATAATTGTTGCTCCAAGATTAATTATATCATTGTCAGCAATAATAACAATATATGTAGGAATAATATATATTCTTAAAGCACCAGAAAATAATATTCTTAATGAAAAAATACCTTATATTAAAACTTTCTTTTATGTATTATCAGGTTTTATAGTATTAATTATAATGACTGAATATTTATATATTAACATAATACTAAAATATATTGGAAAATCAATTATAGAAGTAAATAGTGCATGGTATATGAATTTTTTAATGTCAATACCTGCAAAGTTAATACAATTTATTATGGTTATGATAATATTATTTATTCAAACAAGAAAAAATTATTTAGATGTATTTAAATCAATATTTTATGATAAAAAGTTTAGTATAATTATAATGTCATTTGTTTTAATGCTTATAGTTTTTTGGATAATACTAATAGATATATTTGGTGACTATGAAATTATATCACATTTTAATTATATTCAACAAATATTACTTAACATTATAATTCTTACAATTCCAAGTATATTACTAATATTAATGATTAGTTTAGTAGTATGTTTTATTGAAATCGTAGCAAAAATACAAATGTCACATCGAAATATGTTTGAAGATTTTGATGATGATATAAATGATTATTAAGTAAAGGAGGTGAAATTTTTATGAAAAAGATTATGAAATTTGCAGGTTTTATTGCTTTAGTAGGTGCTACTTTTGGTTGTGTTATTAACTCTGCTGCATGGCTTCATCAACCTAAAGCACCCTCTATGTTAGTTAAGTAATTAATTAACTACATAGAAAACTTCTAGGGTAGAGTGTTTATTTCCTCTACTCTAGAATAAAAAAATAATAAAAAAAGTATTGTGTTCTAGGATAAAATATGGTAATATATTATATATACATTGTAATTAAAATATAAAACAAGGAGTGAGTAAAATGATTTTATTTAATAAGAAAAAAACAAATGTCCCTGTAACTGTAGATATTAACATGGAAAGAATTAGGAAGGAATTAGCTTATGCTACGAAAGTTGCTGTTGGGTATAATCGAACAATATCTCAATTTATAAAAGTAATGAATATGGTGGATGAAAAACCAATAGTTAGTATAATAAATCAAAAATATAATGAATTGCCTGATAGGAATTTATTAAGGAAGATTGCATCTTGTAGTGAAGGTAGGATTACGTATCAGCATTTGTATAACATTGTAGGTTACTCTGAATTTGATCCTGAAGAAGATCGCTCATGGGCAAAATGGGTTCCACGATGGGCAGAAGTGTATATGTGTGATTTAGGTGTAGGAGAAGATAGTATTCAAGGAGGAAAAAGAAATGTATTAATAATTCAAAATAACAAAGGAAATCAATACAGCCCGAATGTATCTATATTGCCAATATCTTCCAGATGTAAATTTAATTCCAATATGCATATATTGCTTGGAAAAGAATTTAATTTTGAAAAGGACAGTTATTGTTTGACTGAAATGCCATTAACTGTAAGTAAGAGGAGATTCTTCTATAATAAAATACCTTATAAAATTACAAAATTACCTGATTTTAAAATGAAAGAAATACAGGTTGGATTAGAAAAACAATTTGGATTTTTACCGCTTTATTTTGATGTAGAACATGCATTTGAGCTAGTCAGACATATAAAAAATCTAGAAAATAATATTAAGATTAAGAAATCACATAATTTGGTAGACATTATGGAAGGTAAGTTAAATGATCTAAAAGAATATTGCTCAAAATATCATAAGAATCACAAAATTTTACTACAAGAATACGATAGAATCAACAATTACAGTTACAATGCTATATAACATTATATAGCATTGTATAATATAAACAAAAAATTATATAATCTAACAAAAAACAAACAAAAAGGAGATGTTATTTAAAATGATCAATGAATACAAACTAAAACAATTATGTAATAAATATGGTATTGAATATCAAATATTTCACTCAACAGATACTATATTAATAGATGCAAAATTAGATATATGGGAGGTGAAATATTATGAAGAAATACAGAAAAAGTTAAATTTATTATACAATAAACAAAAAGAAATTCAATTGCAATTATTATCTCCTATATTAGATGAACCAATTAAGAAAAAAATATTATACGAATATGAAAAAATAAATAAAAAAATAAAAGAAACAAAACCATATTATTTGCTTCATAAAAATAAATCTGAGAATAAATTTAGTAATCAACATAGACAAAATTGGAAGAGAAATTTATATCAAGTAATAACTTTTATATTAGCACATAAAAGAGTTTTATATGGTATCCATTATGGATCACCATATATACATAAACACAAATATAAAATAAATAATAAGGGGAAAATATGCTTACCTATTTAAAAAACTACATAATAACATTCCGCTATGTCAAACTTATCTCATACATTTTATCCAAATACCTACATAACAAAATACAAAAATATCACAATCAAGGATACGATATGGGCAAATGCATTAAATACAACAGATACACCTACTACTATGGATTCCAAATCATAATAGGAGGTATAAACAAATTCCTCTTACTAATCATACCAGGATTACTACTCAATATTCTACCACAACTCTTAATAACAACACTATCATTCGCTTCTATCCGTATCTTCGCCGGAGGCCTGCATTTTGATAGCTACCCCAAGTGTTCTTATATATCACTATTATCATTCACAATCATGGCACTCTTAGCAAAATACATCATATTAAATCAATTTATCAGTATGTCAATATTCTTATCTGTATTATTTTTAATTTTAATCTATGCCCCTATAGAACATCCAAACAGACCAATAAAAGAAAAAGAAAAAATAAAGTTTAAAATAATCGCATTATTTGTATTAAGCACATTAGTTATTATCCACATGTTTGTAAATAATGTTATTATAAGTAATTCTATTATATATGGAGTATTATTAGCAGGACTAATTTCGACACCAATAGTAAATAAACTAAAATAGTTAGATTTAGATATTAACATATGACTATAAATAGTCAGTAAATGTCGGCAGGTTAGTATTGTTCATATATGAAATATTATGTAGAATAATAATATTAAAACAATTTAATTATGATTAAAACAAATGAACAAAACTATTGCCTTTTAGTTGTTAGGGTATTATAATAGAATAAATAAATACGAACAAATGTTCTAAAATTAAAGGAGGAGATTATTATTAATAGTAGAATGGTATATGTAATTAAAGATCAGGATGGAAACTTTGTATCCGGCAATCGAAGAACTTTTACATTTACGGATGAAGGTTGGTTATATCTTAATTATACAGGTGTAACAACAGGTTTTAGTTTTTATACTACTGAGAAAGGTTTGAAAACAGCAGAAATAGATTTAAAAAAATTGCAAAGTATAAATGATAAATATGGATTTGGTAAAATATTTTATATTAAATGTCTTGAATATAATTCAATAGAAGAAGGATATTTTATTATTGATAAAATATTTAAAGATAAAATACATAATTATAATAAAAAAGTTATAAATTTCTAAAATAAAATTAAAAAATAATGTTTAAAGTTATTGACTTCTAGGCAATACTATATTATAATAATACATATTGCTGAAAGGGGTTGATAATTATGCTTAAAGAAAATCAAAATAAATTAATAATTAGGCTCAAAGGTATAATAAAAGAAGTAGGATATATGAGTGATATTAAGCAGGATATAGTAACAGAGTTTAAATTGAGAAATCTTAATGGGTTGAGAGCAGTTTGGGCGTTCTCTGAAAACCTGGATTTAATTACTCTCACTGATTCTGAAGAAGACATTCGTTTCCTATTTCTTTTTTCTTATTCTTTGAGCAAGGTGTTAAAAGAAAAAGAAATAGACATATCTATTAATGTAAAGGATTATTTTACTGAGTTAGAGTATAATACTTGGATAGGATATAGAGAAATTAAAGAATCTGAAAATATATATCCTATAGTAATTGATAATGTAGATGAGATTTCTGATAGATATTATCAAACAATAATGTCTGCTCAAGAAATTGAGAGATTAAATGCCGCAAATATTTTAATTTATAACCCTAATAGTCAGCGTGAATTGAAGGTTACTAAAGCAGGTTTAAGTATAAATGTTAATCCTAAAAAAGTAACTGAAATTGCAGAGAGAATGTCAGATGGGAAACAATTTGCAGATGATTTAAAATTTAATATATTAGGTGATCCTCCAGTTTATAATCCAAAGAAAAGAACTTTGACAATTTATGAAGGAAGTTTTATAAACACATTTGATGGTCAGCATAGAAAAGAAGGAAATGCGTTAGTTTTAAGTAAAAACCCTCATTTAAAATTTAATTGGCCTGTAAAATTTACAGCATATAGTGAAATTCGTACACATGATTGTATGACTCAAATCAATAAACAAACACCAATAGATGAAGAATTTTTATCTACAAAAGATTATAGCAAAAGTGAAAATTTACTTATAGATAAAATAATGGATTCTAGAGGTGAATTATCTGTTGCAACCAAAGATACTGATAGTTATGTAAAAGAAAATAGAGGATTAACAACTAAAAGTATTTTATCCGAAGCTATTAAAGATAATTATGAAGGGAAAATTGAAATAAGTATTAATAGAGATAGTGTTGCAAATTGGATTGTAGAATTTACAAACTATCTTATGGGATACTTTATAGATGATTTTATAACTAAACCATATGAAGTTAAAAAACATAGTTATATAAATAATATGAATATGTTTTATGGATATATTGCTCTTTCTGCAAAATTACAAAACAATAGTCAATGGAAAGATATTCTTAAACAAAAAATAGAATCAATTGAATTTAGCAAAAGTAATTCTATGTGGAAAGATATTGGCATTATAGGAGAGAGGAAAATTAATAAAACAATTAGAAATAAATTGTATAAATTATTTACGGAGGGATTATAAAAATGGATATATTTAAGGTAGATAATGACATTAAACATGAATATTTAGATGCAAAACCATCTGATACTGCTAAATCAGATATATTTGTTTTGAAATCTGCCGATGAATATGAAGATTTAATAGAAAAACCTGTTTATAATATGTCATATTCTGAAATTCGTGAGATGGTAGCAATGCAATTTAAAAATACTTCTATAAAATCAATTTTAAAAAATGTTTCTGTGTTGAAAACATATATTGATTTTTGTCTTAGAGAGAAAAGAATTGTTAATCATGGAGAAAATAGATTAGCAACATTTACAATAGATGAAGCTAAGGAATTTGTTAGTAAGCAGGCATTATTGAATAAGTATATTTCTAAGGAGAAACTTAGAGAATATCAAAATATGCTTTATAATGCACAAGATCAATTAATATTAGAAATTCCCTTTATTGGAGGCAGAGGTAGAACTACTGAAAATGGGACAATGGAAGAAATAATTAATCTTACTATAGATGATGTAGATGAAAAGAATAATAGAATTGCATTAACTCAAAATGATAATAAAAATAGAATAATTGATGTGGAATCTTCAACTATTGAATTAATAAAAGATACCTATGAACAAGAGTTTTATGTTGAAAATAATGGTGAAATGACAAATAATACTAGATTGTCTGAACCAAGAAAAATTAAAATTAATAAAGTTGAACATTTTGTTTTTAGAGTTCCTTCAAAGAATAAATTTCAAATATTTAATACTAGTATATTAAATTCTAGGATGAGAAAAATACAGAAATACCTTGGAAACCCATACATTACTGTAACAGGTTTATATTTTTCTGGAATGTTAAATTTAGCAATGGATATTTATAGGAGAAAAGGTGAAGTGACAAAAGACGATTATATCACTATATGCGAAAGATATAATTACGGTGGTTCTGATTCTGAAAAAAATGATTCTGATGATTCTAAAAAATATGAAAAATATTGGTATAATTTAAAAAGTTTATTTGACCAATATAAGGGGCTGGTTTTAAAGTGATTTTTGAAGATATGATAAGCAGATATAATATACTAGTATTCTTCAAAGATAAACTAACTCAAAAAGGATATAATTTTAAACAATTATCTTATTTAAATGTTCAAATTGAGTTATTAGATAAACTTATAAAGAAAGAAAGTTTTGATGTTTTGAATGTATTATTGAGAGAAAAAACTAATTATAGACTGTTAAAACAAATTGAGCATGGTTTAAATAATTTAGTTGAAATCTCAAAATATCCTGATAAATGGAAATTATGTAAAGTAGATGATTGTAATGAAGAATGGTTAAATCCAGAATCATTGATTTTTTCTACAGAGAAAGAAATACTTGCATTTACTAAGAATACGTCTTACCAAGGACAGAAATATATTAATAATAAATGGCAGTAATATAAGGTGGTGAGATAAATGAAATATGGAGAAAAAATAATTAAATTGAGAGAAAGCTTAGGCATAAAACGATGGACTGAATATGGAGAAATTGTAGGTTTGTCAGGAAATTGGTTGTCTGATCAAGCCAAAAAAGATTCTATTCAAACCATTGATATACCAAGATTGATAAAATTGGTAGAATACCATCAAATATCTCTGGACTATTTATTAAGAGATGATGATAAAGAATTTTCAATTAATAAGAATGATAATTTATCATATAATGATATATTAATTATGATTAATAATATTCAAGAAGAATTAAAAGAAAAAAATGTTTGTTTTAATGGATATAACATGAATGATGAATGTAAGGGCATTGTATTTGATAGTTTGGATATATTAAAGGAATTTATAAAAAACAATTTATAAAATAGAGAAAATAAATCTCTATTTTATTTTTTAATCTAATAAACATATAAAATAAATGTATTATGTATTTAAGCTCTTTATCCATTTCTCAGCAGCTAAACAGCATCCTTCAAAACTATTGAATTTAATATCTTCATTCAAAGAAACATAAATAATATCGTTATCACGATCTATCTGAAAGTGATAGTAATATGTATCAGGCATATAATAAATATACGCTTTACATCCTTTTGCTCATCTTGTTATGCTGACCCACGTAGGGTATACCTTACGCTTTAATATTCTTTTAAATTTCATTATGTCACTTCCTTGATGATAAATTGGTTAAGCTATAAGTATATACGCAACAAAAACAAATTTTATGTAAGTATTTATCAGAATTTGCCGAATATTAATTAAATTATATCATATATTTAATATATTATAAATAATTTAAGAGAATTTATCGTATTGATGGTAAGATATGGTAATATTTAGATATATTTAGTAATTTATAGAAAAATATGGTAAAAATCAATAAAAATCAATAAAAATACTAAAAATCTTGTTTTCCTATATTCAGAAACCCTTGATTTATAAAGGTTTGCGGGATCGGAAATCATGACAAAATAACTCTTTTGTGTCGAGTTAAATATTTGAAAAATAATTGAAAATAATGCTTGCAATTATTTTTACATTGTGTTATTATATGCGTAAGGTAAATTAAATAAGTTAAATATTAAGGAGAGTGAATAATTTAATGAGTGTACATAATCAACCAGAGTGTTTAATCCCTCCAGATGGTGTATGTTTAAATCCACCTAGACTATTTAATTTAAATTGTAAAGATTATAAGTATTTTGAGGGATGCACTAATAAGAAAAAAAGGAATTATAAGAAGGATAAATAAAACATTTGTAGAATAGATATTATCATAACAATTAAAAATTAAGGAGGACTTTTAATAATGAGAAAATTAAGTTCAATTGCACAGAGAATCAGTAATCTAACAGAGGAAGAAATTAAGCAAGCATTTGATGAAATTATGGAATATAATAGAAAATGTACACTTCCTTTAGATGCATTGGTTAGAAATATCAGAGATGAATATGCAAAAGAAATTAATAATCAATATTGGGATATGCCATGTTTATTTACTGCAAATGAGATAACTTTTGAAATTGCAAAAAGACATTATGGTGTGGTAGAATAAATAAGAATGATAAATGATACTGACACTAAATATATGACAGGAGTATTGCAAATGATCACAGACAACAATGAACCCAAAACATATATCATCTGTTCAGGAGATAATTCAGGGAACATTGAAACATTAGATTATAGATGTCCCAAAGAAGGAATTAAAAAGGGTGATTGTAGAATTAATAGTAAAATATGTGAATATTATTTAGGAATTAAAAATGATGGATTAAATTTTGATATGATGAATATCAAAGGATTTTGTGAGTATATATTGAATAATTTTAAGTAGCGATTAAAGTAAAGGAGAACATAATATGAAGTCTAATTTCAAAATTATTTATGACATAATTATTGAACATAAACGTGAATTAAAAATAGTAGATGAAATTTTAATTGCAATAAAAAATGATGACATATCATTTGAGAAATTATTTAAAATGTTGCAAACCGATGAAATATTATTTAATAGAAGTAGAGTAATGATTGGCACCACTGAAGGATTTGTAGAAGTAGACAGAAAAGAATGGATTACTGAGAAAATATGTGAATTAATGTTAGTTTAAATGAAAAGGTGGAATAATGAAACCAATAAACAAAGAATTAATCATTAAAGTATGTAAACATATAGTAGAATATAATCTTTCTTATAGAAAAACAGCAGATATATTTGGAATCAATTTTAAAACTGTTTATAATTATACACAAATGATTGAAAATATTGATTTCGAATTACATATAAAAGTCCAAAAATGTTTAAAAGAGAGAAAGGAAAAACATCATAAACATTTATTAAAAAACTTAAACAATATCTATAAAGAAATTTGCGAATATTTTATTTGTGGAAGCACAATGAAACAAACTGGAATACATTTTAATTCTAGTAATCGCTCTATACATTATTTATTCCATAACTATGTTAAATATAATGATTCTGAATTATATGTTATGATATTAGATATGATAGAGTTAAATAAACTTAAATCAATTAAGATACGCTCTGGAATAAGGAAGATGAAAAATATTGAAGAGAGATTGAATCTTTGTAAAACTATTGTTAGTGATAAATTAACTTTAAAAGCAACAAGTGAAATATTTGAGTTAGATGTAAAAACTATAAAAAGTTATATTAGTAGTATAAGAGATGTAGATTGCAAATTGTATAGTAATGTTTGTAAACATTTATGGAGATAAGGAGAGATATATTATGCTTCGTATAATCTATTGTGAACAAGGCAATCAATATTCAGATTTTAATATTTTAGATAAAGCACAATTTATAATAGATGAATATAAAAAGAAAATTGAGCAAAATAATAGAGACATAATTGTTAAAGTTTCTACAAGTAATATTATTCAGGCATTAAGAGTATTAGTTTCTAGAGATGAATTATCTATTTATGAGATTTATTTTGTATTCGGAGAACATGAAATAACTATGAATAAATATTGTGAATTTACAAAGCACCCAACAGGTTTCATGGATTGGGAACAGAAGTTTCTAAGAGAGATAATATATAAGAGATTAGGTAAAGAGTTATAAGAAAATCTTTAAAAGGAGACTGTTATTATGAATAACATTCAATTAGACATGATTGTTGAAACAAAATTATCAGTTATTGAATTTAATAAAAAATTTATTGAATGGGTAGAATTTAATAATTGGACTTGTGGTGGAACAATGATTGAAGTAGATAATGATGGTAATAAAATTAAGAAAAGTAGTCTAAAGCAAACAATTATAAATCAACAGTATAAACTAGAAAACGCAAAACATTTAAAAAATATATCAATTAATTTGCCTGAAGTAGAGGATAGTTTGGCTGAAATATTATTTGATAACATTTAAAAGGAGGAAACTTCGTAATGAGTAAAATTACTAAAGAAGAATTTATAAAGTATTGTGCGGAATCAGAAGGATGTACTGTGGAAGAAATTATGAAATATAATGAAATACATCCTTGTAATTGTGAATATCAAGGATGTAAAGGTTGGCGAGTAGAATTAAAAAAAGGTGCATTATTTATTATAAGAGCAAAATGAATTAAAAGGAGAATGATAATGTTAAATAAAGAATATTCAATATCAGCAAGAATAGTATTAGAAAGTATGGTAGACCAAAAAATTGTTAAAGTAATTAAAAATGTTACAGTTTCAGATATTGTTTTTGAAGAAATAAAAGAGTTTTGTACTAATAATGAGAATATTATTATGAAGGAAATAGCAGATGATGAAATTCATATTAGTTTAAAAGATTAAATAAAAACTTATTTGATACTATGCGTCCAAGTACAAAAACTTATATTAATAGATTTGGTAGTTGGAATAGAGCATTATTTAAAACTGATTTAATTGAAAAACCTGAGATTGAGAGTTATAAAGGTTATCATCCTTATACTGGTAAGAAGATTAAAAAAACATAGAAAGAAATAATATTAAGAAGGTGATTAATTGAAAATTCCAAAATATATTAAGAATAAAATCAATAGAATGCTTGAACTCAAGGAATTAACCCATAAATTAAGTAAGGAAATTGATAATTGGTTAGAAGATAATGGTGTTGATACTCAATCTGAGAAATATATAGATGGTTTAGGTGTTAGACTTTTATATGCAGAATTAGTCAATGCTGATGAATTTGAAAATGAATTACAAAAATTTTTGAATGGTGAAGAAATTGGGTATGGTTAAGATAGTTAAAACAAACCTTATATTTTATGATAAATGAGAGGAGAAAACAAATATGAATTTAAGATATAAAATATGGGATATACCTAATAAGCAATGGGTTAAACCTCCTTATTGTATAAATCAATATGGTGATTTACAAGTTAAAGATATTATTTTTAATAATATGGAAGATTTTAAAGTTGTTCTTTTTACTGGATTTTATGACAGTAATAAAACAATAGAATTTCCTATAGGATGTCCAATATATGAAGGTCATATAATTAAAGATGATTCAAATATTTATGTTGTAAGATTTGGAAAATATCAGGCAAATAATAATATAGCATATAATAATGAATTTGCTTATGGTTTTTGTATTGAATATATATCACCTAAAAGTATTGCTGAAATTATTGACCATGCTACTTATATTAGTTATGGAACAATAATAGGGCATGAATTAGAAAATCCTGAGTTATTAGAGTTTGTATAAATTCGGTATTTGATATAATTTAAGAAAGAGGTATTTTATGAAAAATCAAGAAAAGTATTGTAAAGTTAAAGGTAAATATGGCAATAGAAATTGTATTTATTATGGTAGTTTTTCAGAATATATTGTAGATAATGGTTTAGGAGGTAAATCAAAATCATATATATTAATACTTAAATGTATTACATTTAATAGCGATTGGACTCCTTATAAATGGTTAGCATATGATTTAATAGACAATTATAAACCTATAAAAAGTGCTAATGGAGCAAAGAAATATATTATTAGTTGTATGCATAAACATGATGAAAATATAGAATGGGTTGACGAACCTTTTAATGATATATATAATACAGATAATTCACATTTTTTGAATCCTAATAAACTATATTAACAAGGAGGATTTAGTATAATGCGAAGTGAATTATGTTGGGAACAATGTGTGTATAGAGGCAATAAAGAAGAAAGAGAGAAATATTGCCATAAGTGTAATAATAAATCTGAATTTAAACCTTTAAATCCTCAATCTTATATAGATATTCAAAAATATAAAATTGTTACACAATTAAAAACTTTTCTTTCTGATGTTAATGTTGTACAATATTTAGATGGTAATGAAATTAATATTATTGAAGAATTTATTAAGCAAATTGATAACATAGGTATAATTAAGGAGGAGTGATAATATCATGGCAATAAGCACAGTTGGAATTATAAAAGATAATATAGGACTATATAATATTCATAATTTTATCAAGAAAAATATTGATATTAACGCAACAATAGAATCACAGAACGATAATAGTCATTATATTAATTTTAGTTATAAAGAAGAAAGTCGTATTATGCATTTATTTATGAATTCACATGATTACAAATCTGATACTAAATATGATGGATTAGTAAATGTTGTGACATTAGGTTATTATGGGTATTCATGTGAAATTATTGAAAAGTTAGTTAAACATTTTGGTGGATGGTATATAGAAAATGATTGTGAATGTAAGGTTGAATATTATGAATAAAAATTAAATTATTAAAGGAGAATAAATAATATGGGTTGGCAAATTAAAACAAACAATAAAGATCAGTGGAGTTTGTATTCCACTGTTACCGATGATAATATAGCAACATTTAAAACGCAAAAAGAATTAGTTAATTTTATAACATTGGAGAAATTATACGAAGGCAAGAAAAAAGCGATAGAAACATTAATGACTTTTCCTTATGGGTGGAATGTTAATGATAAAAGAACTGTTGGTAATTTTAGAGAGTTAACAAAACAATATTATGATTGGTTAGAATCTATTAATTCTCTTGACATTTATGAAAAATATTATAAGGCCATTGATAATAAATTAGATGAATTGATGAGTTAAAAAGGAGGAATTAATATGAAGAATATATTGAAAAATAAAATTAAAAATTATATAAACAAACAACCAATTTGTCCAAATATTGCAATTATAAACGGTGAAAGAATTCAAGGAAAATATTTAGAAAATATAGATTTAATAGTTAAAATAAATACTAATGTTTTTGATGCTGGATTTTGCAATAGAGATATTTGCAGAATAATCGGAGAAACAATTGATGGTAAACTTGTTGTTAAAAGATTAGAAGACTATAAAATAGGTGTTATTGAAACGAGCAAATTAACTTTGCTCGTTTGGGAGAAATATAATTTATAAAATATTTATTATTAATTTATTAAAAATAATGTAAAATAAATGCTTGACAAAGTAATAGAATACAAATATAATAATAAATAAAAAGGAGACTATATTATGGCAACAGAACTTGAAATTAAAAGATTTATAAAAGGGAAAATAGTGAAAAGTTATAAATATGACTATGAAACAAATAATCATATATTAGAATTTGAAGATGGGACTATACAAGTTTTATATGGTAGTATGAAATCTTAGTTTGGTTTTGATTTTTATAAAATAGAAAGGTGATATTTATATGGATAATAAAGTTGATGTAGCATTTGATGTAACAACATTGAAAATAGGCGATATAATTCATTATTTAACCCACGAAAACGGGAAATATTTTATTGAACAAGGAGAAGTTAAAGAAGAAAATATTTATAAAGATGGAGTAGATGTTTGTGGGGATGGATGGAGACAGTATGTAGGGAAATGGTTTATTGAAGAAGTTGTGAGAGATGAGGAAGTTATATTTAAAAAATAATAATATTTGAAGCAAATTTGGAATTTAACAAAAATTATTAAAACTATAAACAAAAGGAGATACTAATTATGTCTAAAAAAATAATCAAGTGCGATTTATGTGGGTATCAATTTAAAGTATATCCAAAATTAGAAACAGAATATCGCGATTATGATGAATATGATGTTACTAATTATTATCCTTTACCAGAAGAAAAAGTTCATTTAATTAATAATTACATATGTGATATATGTTATAATAATATAGGCAATATCGTAAAAGAATCACTTATTAAAGCAGGAGAAGAATACATAAATAATTTACAACAAAGAAAAGATAAAGAGTATCAAAAATATTTGGAACAGATTAATAGATTAGAAGAAGTAAATAATTCAGTTAAATCTTATTATGAATTATTAAAATCAATAAATAATCTCTATGAGTTAGACAGTAATGTAGTTAGTAAAATAAAAAATGGTAAATACCCTTATGCGCCAAGTGGCACATATTATTTAGAATCTGCGATTCACATTGAGAAAAAACTTAAATTAAATATGAAAAAGATAAGAGAATGGGAAAGTGAATATAATATTAATATAAAGAAATTGCCAGATAATTATAATATGTATGATTTAGTTACTAAAGAAAAATTTAAAGATATATTATTAGATTGTGAAATAGATGGAATGACATTGAAACAAGTTATGGAATTAGTTAATAGATTAAGTTAAAAAAATTTAAATAGAAAGGGATAATTTTAATGGGATTAAGAAAAATAACAATAAGTAAATCCCCTTGGAACGAAAGATGTAAAATGTGTGGACAATATACTTTAGAAGGTGAAGAAATTTATATAGTATATCCTCCAAATGACGATAAAACTTTAACCTGGGGAATTGTTCACACAAAAGAATTAGATAATATATCTGAAGGATTATCAGAAGAAGATAAAATGAATAAATTAAGAGGGATAAAAACACCTAGATTTAAAGGTTTTACAGAAGAACAGAAAAATAATGCTGAATTATTTAAGGATTTATGTTTTAAGAAAGGTTATAGAAAAAGCACACTATCAAAAAGAACATTAAAATTTAGTAAACGTGGTACATCATTTAAAATTACATATGATATGATTACAGAAAATATAAGTTATGATTATAGACATAAAGGATTATTTGATGGATTGTTTATAATGCAAATAATATCTGAATTACAGCATGAATTTGAGAAATTACAAGGTAAGAAACCATGTGAAATAGTAACTGTAAATAGTATTATTAATGAGGCAGTTAAACAAACAAATGAGTTAATGAAAAGATAATTAATAATAATAATTACAAGGGAGATTGACATGAGTGAACAAATTAGATACCTAAAATGTACTAATTGTGGTTATGAAGATAGCTCTATTCTTACAATGTCTTTACCTATCGGAAGTGGCATATTAAAATGTTATAATTGTAAAAAAGAGGTTAAATTTGATGAATTATATTGCGAACAAGGTAGAGGGATGACGTTTAAAGAATACGCTGAATTACTTAAATATATAGTTGATAATCATGGGTGGAGAAATTTACTTAAAGAAGGATCAAAGCATATAAAATATATTAGGAATTCATTTGATACCAGAACTAATTTAATATTCTCTGTTCAATTAGATAAAGAAGATTTTACTATCGTGAATCAGAATAGACATAGGAATTTAAAGGATTGGATTTACGAATATTTGAAAAGTTAATAGAATATAATTATAAAGGAGATAAATAATTATGGATAATTTAATTAATAATTTTATTTGTAGTAAGTGTAATGGAACATTTACTTCTGTAATAATATTAAAGAAAGGTGGAATATAAATATTGAATGCAACAGCATTAAGTGTTAAAGATTTCGTTATTGATATATCTGAAACACAAGAAAAAGTTAAACAAAAGAAAATTAAACAAAAAACACTAGTACAAACTACATATGATGTTGTACTACAAAACAATATTGACTTTGTACTGCATAGAAAAACAGCAACAACAGATAAAAATTTAGTATTTCTTATTAGTCAAGGAACATTTTATATCCAAGATAATAAATCAAAGGATGTAGAAACCTTGTCTGAACAGAAACTAAGAGGATTTTTTCAATCTATTTATTGGGATAAATTTGAGATATTAGACAGGGTTATTTGGTGGAGTGGCAGACCTGAAAGTATGATATCTGAAATGATTAAAATAATTAAAAATAAAGATATACAAGAAATGTATAAGCATGGAATATATGCTAAAGATTATCAAATTGAATCTTGGAAAGAGGCATTTAATAATAATATAAAACTGTTTAAATATTGTTATGATAAATGTCAAACATCTATTGCTAATAAAGATAGTTTCGATAAAATGTTAAAACTTGCAACTATGATAGAGCAACAAATAAATTACAATAATGCAAAACAATTCATTGATAAATTATGCAAATCTAATGTAAAAATGTATTTAGAAGAAGGTCACTATAGTAATAAGAAAGAATATCATAATACCTTTATAAATTTAATTAATACATACTCATTGGAATTTAATAGATTTATTGAATTTATTTCTTATGATTTATATTCTCAAGGTATTAGTCAATTTGATAAAAATATTTTAACTGAATATAGTGATTATTTAAGGATGCAAATAAGTTTATATGGAAAAGTAAAAGAAAAATATCCTAAATATCTAAGAACAGAGCATGATATTATTGCTTTGAAAGTATCTATATATGAAAAACATAAACAAGAATTAATGTTGCTTAATGTAGTAGAAAATTTTAAACAATATGCATATAAAGATAAAGAATATTGTATTGTTTTACCTGAAACAAGTATGGAAATTGTTGATGAAGGGATAATATTATCTTCGTGTGTGAGTAGTTATGTTGATAAAGTAGCCAAGAATGAAACACTAATTGTATTTTTAAGAAATGTAAATGAACCAGATAAATCACTAGTTACTGTAGAAGTACAAAATAATTCTATTGTTCAAGCAAAAGGTTATGCCAACAGACCACTTATAATAGAAGAGGAAAAGTTTTTAAGAAAATGGGCAAAAGTAAAAAAATTAAATTATAGCTTATAATATATATTAAATAAAAAAATAAATAAAAAGGAGAAATGATATTATGAAAATCCAAACAGGAATGAAATGTAAACAAACAAAAGTTATTGAAGAATATGGATTTGATTGCGTAGGCATGGAATTTGAAATTGTTGAAGCAAGTGACAATGTTATTAAATGCAAAGAAGATAATGTATATTTAGGTATTGATATTAATGAATTTGAAAATTATTTTGAATTGATTAAGGAAGAAGTTAAGGAGATTAAGGATATTAAAGAAGAAATAATTAAAAATAATAAAGAAGAATTTAAAGTTGGAGATACAGTAAAATTAACTAGTAAATATAATGGAACAGGATTTATAGGTGGTTACTATTCTAGTTATCCAGCATTTTTTCAAGAAAATAATATGTTAGAATATGGTAATAGATATACATCACATAAAAGTATGGAAAGTGGAATATATAAAATAGTTGGAATAGGAAAACATAGACAAGATAATTCAATAGTATATGTATTGGAAAATAATAATACATATAAAATATATTTATTTAGTAATACATATAATGAAATGGCAAAAGAAATTGATAGTATTAAAAAAGTACAGAAACAAGTGAAACAAATTACACAGAAATCAACTAATAAAGTATTCTCATATAAATTATTACCACATAAAGAAAAGTGGAAAATAATGCATAATGGTGAAATTACTCATCAAACACACGATTCTGGTAATGAATCATATAAACTAATTATCAACGGTAATGTTACAATTGTGATACTTGATGATGGTAGTAAGGGTATTGCAAAATGTTTAGATAGTGATGTGTATGATATGGATAAAGGAATTGATATTGCTTATTTAAAAGCAATTATTAAGAGTAGTCAGAAAAAGTTAAAGATGTTGGTTAAATAGTTGTTGACAGAATATAAAAATAAATGTATAATATCATTAGTTATTAAATAATAAAACTAGAAAGGAGAAAAATACATATGATTGATATAGAACATAAAAATGAATCTAAAGTTAAAATTGATTTTGCTTACATTGACGAATTTAATAATGAAAGTAGACTTATCAAAACACTTATGAAAGTAGATTCAGAGATTCAAACTCAAATTGAGTTATTAGTAGAAGAGTTTAAGTGTTTTTTAATGGGTGTTGGATTCTCACCTAATACTGTTGAAATGATTCAAATTATAGAAGAATAGAATAATATAGAACAAAGGAGCAGAAAATATGGAATTACCTAATATGAAATGCAATAAGTGTGGTAATTTATTTAATTCTATGGATGTTGCTGTAAAAGAAACTATAGAATATGAAGGTTTAGAAGTTGCGATATTTGGTTGTCCTATATGTGGTAAAGAAATAGACAATTTGCAATGTGATTATTTAGATTAAATAGAAAGGAGACTAACATGAAAGTTAAAGCAATTATTGAGATAACTGGTGATTTTGAAGATAATTTGCCTGACGAAGAAGTGAAACACATATTAAGAGAAGTAATAAATAATGGTGCAGAAATGAATTATTTAAATGGCAATGTAAAGATATTGGAAATTATTGAGAATTAATATGTTATCAATCTTATCATTTATAATGATATAAAATAAATATAAAGGAGAATTTTGAACATGAGTAAAATTGACGTTTATAATAAAGTTAAAAGTGAAAATACAAAAGCAATAGAAAAATTACATTTATCTTTAGGCAGAAACGGGAAAGGTGAACCAGATCATCGTAATGATAAAGGTACATTTAGATTCTATGATCATCAAATATGGGACACTGATATGAAAATTTCTATACATTCTTGTTATGGATATTATGGTTCTTCTTCTGCTTATAGTATTGGAAATCCAATTATTAAAAAATACATACTCGAAGTGTTAAATAGAAAAAGTACAGAAATAGTCGAAGATGCAATTAAACTAATGAAAGAAGATATTGAAAAGGCAAGATTAAACTGTGTTGAAGAAGCGAAGCAAATATTGGAAGTTGTATAATGATTTAAGTTAATAAATTAATAAAATAATACATAAAAAGGAGAAATTAATTATGATTAAAGAATTCTTTGAAGAAGCAAATTTAAAAGGTGAAATGATTGTTGGTGGAATTGTAATATGTGTTGGTTTAGTAGGATTTTCATTATTTAAACCTTGGGTCACTGTACCAGCAGGGTATAGAGGGGTAGAAATGCATTTTGGAGCAATTCAAAATCAAGTATTAAATGAAGGAATTCATTGGAGAATACCAATTAGAGATAGTTTTGAGATGATTGAAGTTAGAGAACAAAAAGTAGAAGCTATTTGCACAGCAGCGTCTAAAGATGTACAGAAAGCACATAGTAAAATTGCAGTAGTTTATAAAATTGATCCTTTAACAGTAAATAAATTATATAAAGAAGTCGGATTATCATACAATGACAAAATTATAGCGCCAGCAATTCAAGAATGTGTGAAAGCTATTACAGCAAAATATTCTGCCGAAGATTTAGTTCTTAAAAGAGAAGAAGTAAGTCAAGAAATGAAAAGTCTATTACAAAATAAACTCAATTCATATAAAATGACAATTACAATGTTTAATGTTACTGATTTTGATTTTAGTGAAGGATTTAATAATGCAATCGAAGCAAAACAAACTGCCCAACAAGAAGCATTAAAAGCAGAAAATGAATTACAGAAAGTAAAATTTGAAGCACAACAAAAAGTAGAGCAAGCTAGAGCAGAAGCAGAATCATTAAGAGTACAAAAAGAACAAATAACACCTGAAATGCTCAAATTAAGAGAAATCGAAGCAATGAACAGAGCAGTTGATAAATGGGATGGTAAATTGCCTGGAACTATTATGGGTAGTAATGGGGCAGTACCATTTATTCAAATGAATAATAAATAAATATAAAGGAGTGAAATATATTATAGTTAGTATCAAATTATGTTTATTAAGAACACTTGATAAAGAAACATTTGGAGGAATATGCATAGAAGAAAAATGTAAATATTGGGATAAATATTTAAAAATTTGTGTTTTTAGTAGCGGAGGATTTATAAGATAAAAATCTGATATAATCTTAATTATAAAGGAGTAAAAATATGATCGTTAAAATAGGCAGTACATATTATAATTCTACGGAAGAACCAATTCTATTAATACTTAGCAAAGAGGAAAAATCTCATATTGCTAATATGGAAGAAAATAAAAACAAATATTTATCTTTTCCTAGTGATTATAATATAAATAATGCTAAGATGATTTTAGAAAATGTGCCTGAATGGATACTTAAATGTGTTGATTGTTAGAATAATATAATAAAAAAGGAGAATTTATATGTCGAAATATATAGATAAAATAGTAAAAGTAATAAATACAGATGGATTTCAATTTCAAGACAGTAATGAATTAGAAATGTACATAGGTAAAATAGGAATAATTAAAATTGATCATAATTATGGATTTAGAAATAGATTTATCATAGAATTTTATGATAAAAATGTAAATGATATTGATTCACAAAAAGGTAAATTATGTTTTGCTATAGATAATTTAGAGTTTATAGGTAAAAATGAAGAAAATGATAAAAATAAAGAAAATGTAAATGATAATACTTTACCTAATAGCAATACAAATCTACAAGATATAATTAAACAAATGTTGAATGTTATTGGCGACTACGAAGGTAGTAAATTAACCATAAATATTTGGCCTCCGAATGAAATGTGTATTTATATTTATGACAGTGAAATTCCTATTGTAATTAATGTTAAAAATAAATATATTTATATTGATACTGATACTATGGATCATCATTTAACTGCTAGTATGCTAGATGAATTGTGTCAGATTGTTAAAATAATTGATAATAATATTGATGTGTTTTTAGGGTGTTTATAGTAATAGTAGTAATATTATTACTATAAATAAAATATAAAAATGAAAAGGAGAATGTAAAACATGAACGAATTATTAAACAATTTATTGGAGAATCCAGATGAATTAAAAGAAATGATTAAAGAACAAGTAGGTCAGTACAAACCATTAATTTATATGGTTGGAAGTGAATTATTAGATGTCTATAAAGATTTCGCAAATAATACTGAATACTTTACTACCAAAGCAAAAGTAAGAAAGAATCAATTTGATGCATATATTGAAGTTGGATTTACAAAAGAACAAGCAATGATGTTTCTGCTTGCTGACATTGATAATATGAAGAAATCTATCAGTAATGTTACAAACAGTGTAGGAAGCAAGGGTAAGAAAGATAAATAAAATGATACATAATATATATTGTGGTTAGTTTTTATATTAACCACAATATATAGATGTCAAGGAGAATATTATGGATAAATGTGAAACATGTGTTAATAAAACTGAAATGAGTGAAGCAGAATTATATTGTATGTCATATTATTATGGTTATGGTCAAGTATTTGATTGGTGTACTGCAAATAATACTTCTTTAGATTACATGGAGTATTTAGGATGTGATTTTGACAAGTGTGAAAAGTATAAGAATAAAATATAAATAAAAGGAGAATAAAATTATGAAATTAATTGATAAATTATTACAACTTAATAATGGAAATCAATTTGATGCAGAATGTGACTGTCCTTATAACTATTATAAAGGTGAAATATTAACAGATTCATTTACACCTTATTGTGATGAAGATGGTAGTGGATGCGAAAAATGTCATAATCAAGAATTAAAAAATAAATGAATTTTTGATCACTGCTTGAAAAGGAGAATATCATGTTTACTATTGATTTGCAATTAGCAAAAGAAATTATTATTAAACAAAATGATGATGGTACACATAGCATTCAAGTGAAAATGGATGTATATGATGAAAAAACAAATAAATATTTGGAAGCTACTTTTATATTTAAAAGAACAAATATTAAATTAGATAAATTAGATGTAGAATGCTTAAAAGATAATGATGAAAATATTTGGACGGTACAGTTTTAATCAATTGAATGATTTATAGATAAAAATATAAAGGAGATCACGCATGAAATTAAAGTGGACACCAAATAAACGATACCCTAATACATATTTTGCAAAAGCAAATAATTATGATGAATATTTTAAACTTGCTAAAGAATTATATAGCGAAATGGAAACATTTTATAATTATATTACCACAGAGTGGACTGAAAAAGAACATTTATTTAATAATGATAAGGAATTATGGTATGAATTTTTCAATGCTAATTGCTTAGATATTGATTTTGATAATATCGAAGATATTGAAGATATAGATTTAGTAGATCCAAAAGAATACGATGGAGAAATTAGAGTTAAACCTGAAGAAAATGAATATCCTGTTGTGGTTGTTTTTGATGGTGATATAATTATGTGGCAAAGTTTGAGTAATATTGAGTAATATTGAGGAATAAATGTAAATATAAATTAATTAAAAGGAGAAAATAATACATATGAAATTTAACAAAGATTCAAAAATCGTAAAAGTGTCGGCTTACGCAGAAGGTTATTATTCAGGAGCGACAGCATATGGAGAACTATATATCCCACATGAATTTTATGAAGAAAATAAAGAAAAGTTATCAAATTTGGAAGTATACGTAGGGGAACTTGACGGTAAACATTCAGAAGTAGAATGTGATATAGAATTTGAAGAAATTACTGTATTAGATATATTAGAAATGACTAATGATCCATATAATCAAGATAGAAATATAGATGAAAAATTATTCTATAGATTTTGTGATACTTTATGTTTATCGGATGAAGAAAGTGATATAAATAACGATTTCTCAAATGGAATATTAAGTTTAGAAAAAGTATTTACAACAGAAGAAATTAAATTTAATTTATCAAAAGACACAGTTATTGATAATGTATTAGTTCCTAAAGGTACATTAATTCATTTTACAAAAGATACTGGAAATAAAGTATTAGATGATTGGGTATGGGAATTTAATTTTAATATTCGTAATTTTTATCAAACAATATAAATGAATAGTTATATTGTTTGAAAGGAGGATTAATTTATAATAAAAAATATTCTATGGGTACTACTAGCACATTATATTGCAGATTATCCACTACAAGGTGATTTCTTAGCACAAACTAAAGGCAAAAACTGGTATAGTTTGTTTGCACATAGTATGATTTATAGTTTAACTATTTGTCTTTGTTTTAAACTATTAAGAGTATTTGCTATATGGAAGTTTGTTGTGTTATTTATTAGTCATATGATTATTGATTATATTAAAGCAAATTCTAAGAATAAAGAAAAAGCATTGACAAGTTATTTGTATATAGATTAGGGATTACACATTGTGATATCGATATTGTTGTTAATTGTGTAGAGTAAGAATAAAAAAAATAATAAATTAATATTAAAGGAGGAATTTATTATGAAAGAATTATTAAATAAAAAGGTTATTGGTAATATTGAGATTAGTCATATTGTAACTACTGCATTTATTATGTTTTGCGGATACTTAATGTTTGGTGATAATGGTGCATTGAGCGGAGCAATGAAAGTATGGCATTTGAGATATTAAATTGTATTTATATATAAATATAAAAAGAAAGGAGAAATAACTTTTGGATTTATTATTTATAATTTGTGCTTGGTATACTTTAATTATGCAGTGTTTATTATTTATTACTAGAGTATTTGATGATAATCCACCTAAAAAAAGATTTGCAGAAATTATATTGCAATTGCCCACATTGATTTTTATAATTATGTATTTTATAAAGTATTAAAATAAAAATTAGTCATGTAAAAATACAATATAAAGAGGGGAAAATTAATATGATTAAAGTAAATTGTGAAGTAGGAACATATAATGATAATCTTGAAATTAAAAAAGATATGCCTAAATTAATTATCCTAAGTCATTGGAATAGAGATAATATGGTATAGATAGAAATCAACGGAGAAAAACATCTTGTGGTTGCTCAAGATTTTATTGAAGCTATTAAGAATTGCACTAATACAAATAGATACTAAAGGAGAATAGATACATATGAAGGTAAAGATATTAAAAAATAAGAATAGTATTTCTGAAAGAAAAATTGGAAAAATAGTTGAAGCAAAAAGACTTTATGAATTAACTAAGGAAGAATTAAAAGAATCTATTGGTTATATTCCTGATAATGAATCGTTATGGGAAAAGAATGATATATTTATTCATGAAGAAGGACATTATTATGTATATATGCTTGAAAATGAAGTAGAAATTGTAGAAGAATAAAAAATATAATATGAAAAGGAGAAATGATTATATGTTAACAATGGAAAATTTAGAAGTATGTTTTAATTCTGCAAAAGAACAAGGTTATCCATATGTTGGAGTTAAAATTAAAATGGAAGGATTTGAAGAAGCAGAAGTAATTATTAATCCAATTACAAATTTTGATAAGAAATTGGAATATTATAAAAATGCATATAATGATGATTTAACTTTGAAAAGTTTTAATGGTATTAAAATTATTGGATTTAGCTATGGTGATACTTATGATGAGATAGAAATAGATTTAGTGTTGGAATAATATTAAATAGTAGTTTTTAAATGTTATATATTAGTTGTTTATGATTAACTAAACAACTAATATATAATGATATAAGGAAATACACTTGTAACCATTAAAGTATTAAAATATAAAAAGGAGTATATAATAAAATAATAAAAAGTATATTTTATAAACCTCAGCCACAATCTGAAATAATTATTCATTCCCAACGTCAATATAATCAACCAAAATTAATTAAACCACATTTATTAAAGAATATCAAACAATCATTTTCAGTTGATTGGATACATAAAAAATGTAAATGCTCATGTTTTATACATAATGACGATTTATTTATTCAACATAGAGATTTTAATAGTATAGAAATATATAATCATGATTATGAATTTAGAAAGAAATTTATTTACAACGATACATTTGGATGCGTTGTCTTACGTGGTGAAGCATGGATTTTAGTGAAAGATTTATTGTTAGATATTAAGAATGATGTTTTTGAAGTAACATTATTTCAACATTTAGCATATAAAATGACAAATGAAATTGGAAATTGTCAATGGGAGAGATTTTTTGAAAAAGTTATTAAGGAAATTAAATAATTAAGAATATAAATATAATAGAAAGAAGGAGAATTATAATATATGGCAAGAAAAAGAAGAACACATGAAGAATTTATAATAATATTTAATAAAATTTCTAATGGAGAATATGAATTGTTAAGTAAATATTTAAAATCAAGTGAAAAAATAAAAATAAGACATAATAATGTAAATTGTAATTTTAATGAATTTTGGATGACTCCCAATAGTTTTTTACAAGGCTAGGAGCAAGATGCCCTAAATGTAATGGAGGAATAGTTAAAACACATGAAAGTTACATTGAAGAAATTTTGCCAAAAATAGGAAATGAGTATACAATATTAAGTACATATGTTAATGATGCAACAAAATTAAAAATTAGGCATAATAGTGAATTATGTAATTTTAATGAATTTGAAATGAAACCGAGTAAGTTTCTAAGTGGACAAAGATGTCCAGTCTGTCAACATGTAAAATCAGGTAAGCCAACAAAAAATTTAGAATTGTTTAAAAAAGAAGTATATGATTTAGTTGGAAAAGAATATACTATTATAGATGGGAAATATATAAATTCTCATTCTAAAATAAAAATAAAACATAATATATGTAATAATGAATATAGTGTATCTGCTAAAAATTTTCTTAGAGGTAGAAGATGTCCTTTTTGTAATGAATCAAAAGGAGAAATAAAAATATCTGATACGTTAACAACAAGGAATATTATACCTATTTATCAAGAACAATATAATAAGTTAATAGATAAGTATATTAAAGATTATTACATACCACAAATGAAATATAATGGTTTAGTAGGTTTAGGGAATGGTTTATTATCATATGATTTCTATCTTCCAAAATATAATTTATTGATAGAATATCAAGGAGAACAACATGATAGATACATACCTGGATTTCACAAAACTTATGATGATTTTTTAAAACAACTTGAACATGATAGACGTAAAAAAGAATATGCAAAGTTACATAACATAAATTTATTAGAAATTTGGTATTGGGATTTTGATAGAATTGAAGAAATTTTAGATAAGGAATTAGAGGTGTTTAATATTGAGCAATAGTTTAGTTGCTAATTCTAAACTTATGTTTTATCCTACTAACTCTTATGAAACACATCGTCTATTAGGACTTCTTGGTAGAATAAAAATAGATTATATAAATCAAAGTTATTTGAAAAAATATATTATGGATAAAGAAGAATATAATAGTTTATTTATAAAAAGTGCAGATAATAATGTTCCTATAGATTATATTATTTTTGATCACTGGTTACTTTTAAAACGATATGATTTAATTAAAAAATATTTAACATATCAAATCGGTTTTAAAAGTAATTTTCCTACGATAATTTGCGATTTATTTTCTGGCGAATCAACTTGGCTAGACGTTTTTAAATCTTTCATACCGAAGGATGAAAACAGTAGCGATATATTATTGATTGGCAATGAATTAGAAGAAAATCGTTTTAATGTTTTTAAAGATAATCTAAATATTGATGAAAAATATAATAAATCATTTGAAGAATTGAATTTACCAAAAAATTCAATATCCTTAATGTTATTTAACCCTCCATACGGAGAAACCAATAAAATTCGTAATGTAAAATTTTACTTAAACCAAATCTTAGAAAGAAAAATTTTATATAACCCATCCAATACAAAAGATTATAAAACTGGATATATGGTATTTGTTATTCGTAAAGATGATTTTCTTGATAGTTTAGATATATTATGTCAACATTTCGATGTGTTTAAAAATGCAATATACAAAGTAAATGCAGAAGAATATGCAAAATATAAACAATATATTTTTATTGCTAAATTAAAAAGATTTCCATATGACTTAAATAATATTACAGATGCAATGGATTATAAAAATAATTATAATGATATAAAAAGAATAATTGAATCAGAACCAGAATTTGAATTATCAATGTACAATACATATCGAATGATGAATTATCCTTATATAGATTATGAAACTTTAAAAGAGAATCATCAATATGTAGAAGTGTCAAATAGTTATATTAGCAAAAATGATAGTGTGTGGAAATGGGTTAAAGATATTACTGAATTGAAGAATCTAGGAGAAGAAAAATTAACTGTACCTAAACCATTAAAGCTAGGTGAAATAGCAAATATATTAGCATCAGGTATGATTAATGGTGAAATAGATTTAGATGGGAAAGGGAAACATGTAGTTATAGGTGGTACTAAGAGTATTGAGAAGAAAGAAGTTAATACTTATAAAGATGATAATGGAGAAAAGATAACAGAAACTAAAATAATTAAGATGAGTTTGCCTTATTTGAATATTTTATGCTCTGAAGATGGAGAATTGAAGATTAAAGAATTAGGCGAGGTAGAATAAATGATACCATATATTCATGCAGGTGGTAAGAATAAGATTAATTGCAATGCAGATTTAATTATCTTAGATGAAAGTGAACCAATATTAATTTCTTTATGTGATTTAAACATTAAGAATAAGAAAGTATGTGCAGATTTAATATCTCATTCTTATGAATTATCATTAAGAGATAGAGAGGATACATTTTATAGTAAAAATCTATATGGTAGAGAAAATCATTATAGATATAAGTCTGATAGGATGGAGAATAATCTTACACATACAGTTATTTACAATACTAAAATTAATCAATATTGCATTAATTGGAATAATGAAGATAAAAGTGAGATTCTTACTAAGTATCTAAGAAATATTCATTATTTACCTGTTACAAGTGAAATTGTAAAAATAATTTTAGATAAAGATAAAATTGAACAAGATAAATATAAATATAGTAGTTACAATTGCGTTAGTGAATGTACAGTATATACTAATAATCCAATGTTCACAGAGTTAAAAGTATATAAAATTAATGTAACTTGGTTTAAAGAGAAATTAAATAACCTTAAATTAGAAGGATTTAAAGATGATTTTGATTGGGATGAAATAGATAGTATAGAAAGTTATATTTTCAAATTTCTTGAACCTATTAAAGAAAGATTAAAAAATAATATTAAAGTATTATATGATAAGAATAATATTAATCCTAAGATATTTGAAGGAAAGTTAAAACCTTTTGATGGTCAAGTACCTGTTATTCAGGCAGGATTAGAAGTATTGAAGAGAGATAGATTTGTTTATTTGGCGGCACAAATGGGGGTAGGGAAAACATTAATTGCAACAAAAATTAATCATTGTCACCTATATCAAAATAAACAAAATTATATTACTCTTATAGTTACTCCTGCTATTACATTAACTCAATGGAAAGATGAGATAAGGAATAGTATTAAAGATAAAGTAAACATACATATTATAAAGAAAACTACAGATTTTATTAATATTTATAATAAATCTGAAATGAAATTTGATAAACCAACATATTTTCTTGTAGGAAAAGAAACATTTAAACTTGATTCTAAAAAAGCACCTGGAATCAATATTAAAACAAGAGAAATAAAATTTAAGAAAGAAGTAATGAATTATAGTTATAATTATAGTTATCCAATTATTAAAGAAGTTAAAGAAAAAATTACTATTGCTTGTTGTCCTGATTGTGGAGTACCTTTAAAAAATGAATTAAGAAAAAAGGAAGATGTATTTTTTACTGAAAAAGATTTTATTGGTAATCCAAAGAAATCAAACTATAAATGTAGCAATTGTGGTGCTGTTTTATGGCAAAGTGTTTATGATAAAACAAAGAAAAGTAGTTTAATTAGATTTATTAAGGTGAAAAATATTCATTTTGATAGTGTAATCGTGGACGAGGCACATAAAGACAGAAATGGCGAAAGTATTATCGGTAATTCTACTAGAACATTGTTTAATTACGCTAAAAAAATATTATTACTTAGCGGAAGTTCCAACAACGGATATTCTAGTTCACTTCATAATTTATTACTTGGATTAATACCTAATAAATTAAAAGCAAATGAAGTTATAGAAATGGAAAGATTTATAAAAACATATGGTACATTGATGGCTGTGAGTAAAAAGAAAGATGGAGAATACTATCGTTCAGGTAGAAGTGAAATTAAAGATAGTGATTATAAAGAGATCGAAGGTATAAATCCAATTGTGTTTAGTAAATATTTAGTAGAAAATTATATTTTTTCTACATTAGATGATTTGGAAAAAGATTTGCCAGAATTAATTGAAATATATATTCCAATCAGTCAATCAGAAGAAATGAAATTTAATGAAAGAAGATTATGGGATGATATTCGATCAACTAATGCATTCAATGCAAAAATGTATGAGAATAGTATTATAAAGCATTATATTAATAATCCATTTGTTTGGAATAGTATTCCTATTGTAAAAAATGAGATGGAACATTTAATTCAACCAAAATGTATTGATGATTGTGTATTGCCAAAAGAAGAAAAATTATTAGAAATTGTTAAACAAGAAATATCTGAGGGTAGAAAATGTTGTATATATGTGGATTTTACAAATGGTGGAGAATATATGCAAGGAAAAACTATTTCTAAAAGAATTGAATTATTATTAACTAAAAATAATATAAAATGTTTTATATTAAAAACTTCAATAGCAACATATGACAGAAAAGAATTATTAGATAAGAAAAAAGATAGTTTTGATGTATTAATAACAAATGCAAAATTAGTTGAATGTGGACTAAATTTAACTTATATTCAAAGTTATATAAATTATATGCCAAGTTATATGTATGAAACTATTGTTCAAAGTAATAGACGTGGTTATAGAGCCAATAGCACATTAGAGAATAGAATTTATCATCTTTATTATAAAAATAGTTGTGAAGATAATATTATTAAAAGATATCAAAGAAAATTAGCAGAAGCACAAGCCATAGAAGGTAAGTTTAATGTGTGTTTGGAGAATGATGATAGTATTCGTACAGCAAGCAAGTTTGGTAAGAAAATTAATGATGGAGTTGTGTGATTATAGATTTTACATACTACATATAGTAGTATTTAATTATTTTAACTACTATATGTAGTAAAATATTTACATAAATTATTGGTTTTGTCATAATATTTAAAAGGAGACTTTTATGGAAGTAATTATAAATGGTATAAAATATATTCCTGAAGTGGTAGAAGTAAATAAATCTAATAAATGTTCTTCTAATTGGATACCTAGTTGTAGAACTTGTGAAAGACAGATAAATAAAGGATTTCATAATTATTGTGCTTTACATATAAATAGATATATTGAGTGTTTAGAAAACAATCGAAAATATTACAAAAAAACATTAGGTGGGAGAGTAGTAGATTTACATGGTGTAATATTACCAGAACCTATTTATCCTCATAAAATATGGTTTTGAAACTAGAAAGGAAGAACAATATGAAAAAAATATTATCAAAAGAAGAATTAGGTGAAGAATTGTGTAATTTTTGTCCACTAGAAGATAATTTAAAAGGAGTTCATTGCTATGGTGACAATCCTATATTTTGTGAAGATTATGGGACTTGTACCATAGCATATCAAAATTATTTAGATAGTATAGAAGAAAATATAGATTAATAAAAAAACAAAACAGAGTCATTTTGGTAAAACTTATTGACATAATATAAATATAATTATATAATATAAAATACAATAATATAAAGGAGGTTAAACTTATAAAATCAAATATCTTTATTCCTAAAACAATTAAAGTAGGATTTCAAAACAGGTCAGATACATATACTCAAAAATTAGCATATGTAATTTACTATGATCAGAAAAATATATTACGTAAAGAAAAATCATGGAACGGCTGGCGCGATAAAAATATTGAACCACAAGAATTTTCAAATGAACCAACGTCAGGATTTGTATTAAATAAGAAAGTTGGTGATTATAAAAGTTCTTGGAATCATCGACATGCTTATTGCAGAGTATACGATCAGCGTAATTTTGAATTTGAGATCACAATAGAAAATCTACTTTATATCCTTGAAAATGCAACGTCCACGAAAGGAAAGGGATTGGAAGGATTTTTTATCTATGCGTGGGATGGTAAGGATTTATTATTATTACCTATAGATTCACCTGATTATAAAGAAATTACTCAATATAATAAAATACTTCATGAGAAATATTATGTTAAAGTAAAAGAATTAATATTAGGTGGGACATATAAAACTAAAGCAAATGAAGAGTATATTTATATGGGTAGATTTGATTATCACGATATTAAAAGTGAAAGGATATATAAAGAAAATAGTCGTTATAGTTATGAATATGTTTACACAGATATAAATAAAGGTAAATATCATTACTTTGTTTTAAAAGAAGATGATAGAGATAATAAAAATTTTAGTATATTGACATTAAAAAGTTTAGGTGAAAAATTTATTGATGTAGTATCTACTGAATGTATAGAAAATTATGCAGATTTATTTGATAAACTTGAACGCAATACGCATTATTCACCTATTGACAAGAGTAAAGATGAATATATTAATTATACACTTAAAGAATTTCTTGAAAAAGTAAATAAAGATTGGGGTTTGCATTGTTATGGATCGGATAAAAAAGAATATTATATAGGCAAAGTATATAATAAATTAGGATATTATTTTTATGAAAATAGAAGTAATAATGACTATTATAAATATAAACGAATAGAAGGTACTATTCAAGAATTATATGATCAAATTCAACCAATGTATAAAAATGAATATTTAGCAAATGGAAAATTATATTCGGAGGGAAAATAATATGACAAATAAACAAAACACAAACGATGAGAAGATTATGTTGTTGAAATCTCAGATTGCAGAGAAGAAGAAAGGTTTAAAAGGTAAAAAGAAATTTTCACCTTTGACAAATTGCAGTATTGAATTGGATGGAACAAGGTATAATCTACATGTTTCACAGAAAGAATTATTGACTAATTTATTGATTAAATTAAATATGTATAGATTATCTGTTGTTGATTTAGAATTAGAAGATGAATATATTATGAGTGGATTTAGAGTTGATGAATGGATTACGGATATTAAATTAAAATTAGAGATTTTAAGGTATGAGGAAGAAGATAGGAAATTGAAAGTTTTAGAACGGAAATTGCATAATTTGCTTTCGTTAGACAAAAAAGTAGAATTAGAAATTGGTGAAATTGAATCAATGATTTAGTAGATTTAATGTTTAGAGATACTACATATAGTATAAATATAGATTATGAATACTATATGTAGTATAAAAATCATAATGAAACATAAACTTTATCACAACTTAAAAAGGAGGTTAATATATTATTGATAGGGTTACAAGAATTAGTTTTAAATAATAATACTAATGTTTATAAATTAGCAGAAGAGTTAGGAATATCTCCAAATTCAATATATAGATGGTTTATAGTAAATAAAGTACCTAATAAATACATAAAATATTTATCTGAAAAATATACAGTAAAAGAAGAATATATAAATAAAATAGTAAATAGTATAAGCACATATCAACCAAAAGGAAAATCATTTAATGATTATGAAATTCGTGGAGACATTACTGCTATATTCTTAGAAAATAAAAAAGGATTAAAACAAGAAACATTAATTGATACAGAAGACTTAGAACGTATTAAAGCAATGGGATTGCATTGGCATTTACGACTTGAACCAACACATAAATATTATTATGCAGGAGCCACTGGAAGAAAAACAAAAGGACAAAAATCAAATTATTATTTACAAATGGTTATTATGAATGTTGATTTTGATAAAAATAATATACAAGTTGTAGATCATATAGATCAAGACAAATTAAATAATAGAAAATATAATTTGAGAATTATTAATAAGAGCAATAACGCAAAACATAGAAAAAATAAAAATATTAATAATAGTTCTGGTTATAGAAATGTATGTTGGGTATCTAGTAAAGAACAATGGAGAGTACAATTGCAAATAAATGGAAAATGTGTTAGATTTGGTGATTTTGATGATGTAGATGAAGCTGGTGAATTAGCAAAAAAATTAAGAGAAAAATATTATGGAGAATTTAAAGGAGGAAATTAATTTGATTATTTTAACGCATTCAGATTATGACGGGATTTCAGCAGCAATCATAGGAAAAGTAGTATATCCTAATGCAAAAGTAGAATTCTGTAATTATGATGACATTAATGAAAAAGTATTAGAACATTTAGGTAAAGATGTTATTTTTATTACTGACATATCAGTTAATGAAGAAGTTGCAGAAAAGATTGAAGAAAATAATTCTCAATACAATGATTGTGTATTATTATTTGATCATCATAAAACTGCAAAATGGCTAACTAAATATAATTGGGTTACATTTGCAGATGATAAATGTGGTGCGAGAGTATTTTATGAATGGTTGATGGATAGATATACAGATTGTGAAGCATCAGAAAAATTAGCAAAATATATTGACTTAGTTACATATGCTAATGACTATGACCTTTGGATTCATAAATATCCATTGAGTAAAAAGTTAAATATGCTTGCTTATGAATATGGATTTGAAAGGTTTATGAATAGATTCTTAGATAATCCAGATTGTACCTTAACTAAATCAGAAGAATTAATATTAGAATTAGCTAATGAACGTAAAATGAAATTTATCGAAGAACAAAAGAAAAATATGAAACTATATAAAGATAATCAGGGTAAAACTGTTGCTGTATTTTTGTCTACTCAGCATGCAGGAGAAGTTAGAGATTTTATTAATGATGATAATATTGATTACTATTTATTCTTTAGTTTGAATAAAGGTATTGCTAGTTTAAGGACTAAAGGTGAAGTAGATTGTTCTGAGGTTGCTAAGATGTTTGGAGGAGGCGGGCATACTAAAGCTGCTGGATTTCAGTTTAAATTTGATTTAGATAGTTTTGTGAGGGAATATGGATTGGTTGAAAGATTATAGTTGACAAGTTAATAAAAGAATGTTAAAATAATAATAGTTAAAAAGAAAAATAAAAAACTAGGAGGAATTTATATGTATAATAATTTTGAAGAAATAAATCAAGAAGAAAGACAAGAGTATATTAATAAACTATATGATAAGTTAATTGAATTTATTAAACGAATGGCAATTGGTACAGATACATTAGATAAACTTAATTCTAATTCATCTCCTAAAGAGTATAAAGAATTTGCCGAAAGTATTGCAGATCAATTAGGAGTAAGAGAAGAATTAGATGAGATAGTAAAAGAAATTGATATTTTAAATATACTTAAAGATAGAATGTAAATATAATAGATTAAAATAAAAAGGAGGAAATTTAATATGAATAAACCTAAACTAGAAGAATTTATGGTGTTTGAAAATAAAAATGGAGAGATGGGAGTAATTATAAAAAGAGATTCAGATAATTGTCCTTGGTGGAAATGTTATAAAGATGAAGATAGTGGTCAAATATTTGATGAGCACGATGAACGATATAATTATATTAAAAAATTATATAAAGTTAAATATGGTTATGATAAACGATTCAATGCCTTAAAATTTATGAAAACTGGAAGTATATATAATTATAATTGTGTTTATGAGTATGTTGAACCTGTTGAAGAAACTAAATCAGTTAATATTACAATTAATCTCACTTTAAATGATACTAAAAATTTAAAAGATATTGCAAATGAAATTAAAGCAGTTTTAGAAAAATCTAATTTTACAAACCCTTGATTTATAAGGATTAGAGAGTATTTATATACATAAAATTAAAGTATAATATAAATATTATAATAAAAGAAAGATTTTATTCAAACTTTAAAGAAAAAGGAGAAATAAATATGTACTTTTGGTGTCGTACTTGTAGAAAAATAATACCAGAAGAAGAAATAAATATTGGAGAATATTTTGAAGAGTATCATGAATTATGTGGTACATGTATAAGTCACGATGTAGAATTAACTAAAGAAGAAATAATTCAATCATGTATTGATTATTTAATTGATTGTGGATTTACACCGGAAGATTATGAAAAAGAATTTAAAAAGCAAAATAATTGTTGACAGAATGATAAAATAAATGTTATAATGTGGATAGAAAATTTAAAGGAGGTTACATATGGATAAGATCAAGAGAATTCAAGAGTTAACCACACTATTAAACAAAGCATGTGATACATACTATAATCTAAATACTTCTATAATGGAGAATCGTGAATACAATATCTTATTTGACGAACTTAAATCATTAGAAGAATCTACAAATATCATATTATCTAATTCTCCAACGCAAAGAGCAGGTTATAAAGTAGTATCAAATCTACCAAAAGTACACCATAATATCCCTTTATTGTCACTTGACAAGATTAAAGAAATTCCTAAATTGGTAAAATGGTTAGGTGACAAACAGGGTGTATTAATGTTAAAGATTGATGGAGGGACAGGAAAAGTAACTTATCAAAAAGAATTTAAACAATTAGTAACTAGAGGTGATTCAGAAACAAATATCGGAGAAGATATTTCTCATAATGTTAATAGTATTAAAAATATTCCATTAACAATTGATGATGTAAATGAAATTCAAATTGTTGGTGAGAATTATATGAAATATTCTTCATTTAATGAATTAAATGCAAAAATTAAAAATACAGAAGATAAGTATGCCAATCCAAGGAATTTAGCAAATGGCTCGGTTGGTTTGCTTGATTCTAAAGTATGTAAGGATAGAAATATTGAATTTTGTGCTTTTAATATTCTTAAAGGAAATAAATTTAAAACTAAAGTAGAACAATTAGAATGGTTAAAATCACAAGGATTTGATACTGTTCAATATTGGATTGTTACTAAAGATAATCTTGAAGAAATTATAAATAAGATTATAGAAGATATTCCTACTTTTGATTATCCAATTGATGGCCTAGTACTAACATTCAATGATATTAAATATGCAGAATCATTAGGCAAAACCAATCATCATTATAATGGATCAATTTCTTTCAAATTCGAGGATAGTTGGTTTAAGACAAAATATCTATACACAGAATGGAACACAAGTAGATTTGGTAAAATTGTTGGAACAGGAATTTTTGAGACAGTTAACATTGAAGGAACTGAGGTTAATAGAGCAACAACACATAATTTAGATAGATTTTGGCAATTAAAACTTGGTAAAAATGATGTAATTGAAGTATCAAAAAGGAATAAAATTATTCCTGCTATTGAAAATAATATTACAAGAAGTGGGACAGATTTAATTCCTACTGAATGCCCAACTTGTAAAGGAAAAGTAGAAATAAGAAAAGTAGTAAATACGCATGATTTATTCTGTCTTAATCCTGATTGCGATGCAAAACTACTTAAAAAACTTAAACACTTTGTTAATAAACAATGTTTTAATATCTCTGATATTGGTGAAGCATCATTAGAAGTATTTATTGACAAAGGTTTTTTAACTTGTTATATGGATATTTTCAAGTTAGAAAGATATAAAAAAGATATTATATCACTTTCTGGTTTTGCTTTGAAATCGTATAACAAGATGATTAAAGCGATTGAAAATTCTAAGAGTATTAAAATGTGTTCACTAATTGCATCTTTAGGAATTAAAAATATTGGATTTGGCAGTTCTAATAGATTAGAGAAACATTTCAATAGTGATATTAATGCATTTCTAAAAGCAACTAATTCTTATCATAATTTTATTGATATTGAAGATTTTGGTGAAACTACTGCAATGAGTATTTATTCATATTTTAAAGATGAAGATAATATGAAACAATTTAAGGAATTGTTGGATGTTATTAGTATTAAGAAGGAGGAAAAGAAAGAGATGTTTAATACAGATAATTTTTTTAGTGAGAAAAAAGTTTATGCAACTGGCAGTTTTAGTAATTACAAAAAGGAAGAACTTAAAAATTTATTAGAAGGTTTAGGTGCTACATTTGCTTCAGGTTATGCTAAGTCATTAGATTACTTGATCGTTGGTAGTATCAAAGGTAGTAGTAAAGTTGAAAAAGCGATTAAAGATGGTATACAAGTAATCGGTGAAGATGAATTTATTAGAATGATTAATTAAGGGTGTTAAATTTTGTTCAAGGGGAAATAAATTAAAAATAAATAAAATTCCCCTTGACAGAATGTAAAAATAAATGTATAATAATGAAGGATTAAGTTATGGAAGGGTAAGAGGTAGGGAGTAAGAAGTTGAGAAATACAAAGTTAAATCCAAAAAATTAAAAAGAAAAGGAGAAATGATTTATGGTAGAAATTAAGGTTGATCCGTACAAATCAGTAGTAATTTTAGATGCAGATGGTGAAGAATTAACTATTTCAGAAGGAGATAGCATCCAATTCTGTCTTGATTCTGGTCTAGTAAAGGAAGGTAGAATAACAAAACTACAAGGTAAAGGAGATAAACTTAAGATTCAAATGATGCCAAAAGAAAAGGAATGTGAGGAAATTTGGCCTGCTGTAGTTATTAGTGAGGGTAGTTTAAGATTAGTTGAAGAAGAAGATGGAGAAGATAGCATGGATGATAGTGGTAGTGAAGATGAAGAGTAGGATTTGGTAAACTAATAAATTAATTATATGGTTATATAGGAATAATAAAATAAATAAAAATAAAAAGGAGACTAAATATACATATGGCAAAAACTAAAGAAGAAAAAACAATTCTTAAAAAAGGTACAGCACAATTTCAATTAATTGGCGAAGCAAAAGTTAATGATTATACTTTTAAAATTGATGAAGAATCAAATTCTGGTTGGGTTTATAATGTTATGAATCTTGGTGTAGACTGTGGCAATGGAAATGTAGTTTATGCTGACATGATGGGTGGATATAGTAACAAAGGTGATTCTGTTGTTTATGTTCATGGTAAGAAAACAGAAGATGGAAAAGATAAAGACGATTATGAAAATAAATTCACTATTGATTGGGAAGATAGACTTGACGAAAATATCACTGAACAAGTTGGAAATCAATGTTTTATTACTGTAGGATTAGAAAAAGATGCAAAAGAAAAAACTTTTTCTAAGAAATTTTTATCTTCATATGATGCTATTGAATACATAAAAGAACATCTTACTGATGGAATGGTTGTTAATGTGAAAGGCAATTTGAAATATTCTCTATATCAAGATAGTATTCAAGTTAAAAAGGAAATTACTTCTGTCTTTTTATCAAAAGCAGATGATGTATCTAAATATTCTGCAACATTCCAACAAACAATTCTTGTTGATAAAGATAGTATTGGCAAATATGATAAAGAATCTGGTTCATTCCCAATCACTACATATATTGTTGATTATGTTGGTAAATACGGTCAAGATAAGATTGAAATTAAACAAAATGTAGTATTCACTAAAGTATTTCAATTTGAAGTACCAGAAAAAGATTTAGAAAAAGGTGCAAAATTACTTGTAAAAATGTTTAAAGCAAAAAAAGATAATGTTAATGAAATCACAGTAGAAGGTATTATTGTTGAAGGTCAAGCAAAAGTTAATATTACTCTTGATGATGTACCTGAAGATATTAGAGAATTAATTGAATTAGGTGCTTATACAGAAGAAGAAGCATTAGCAAAATGTGCTGTCGGAAATACTAGAGAAAAGAAAATGTTAATCAAAAAACCTGTTATTAAACTTGTAGGTGAAGGTGATGATAAAAAACCTGTAATTCAAAGAACAGATGAAAAATATAAATTTGAAGATTTAGTATTCTTAAATCAATTGCTTAGTGAAAAAGAAGATAAGGGCAAAAATGATAAGAATGCTGATACAAATAGTAAAAATGAATCTGAAGAAGAAGATATTGTTGAATATACTTTAGATGAATTAGATAAATTACTTGCAGAAGATAATGATTAAATAGTATAAAATATGAAGGAGATTTTTTATTTCTCCTTCATATAAAATAATAAAATAAAAATACATAAAAAGGTGGTTATATTTTGGCTCGTAAATTTGGTAAAAAAAATGTAATTAAAGTAGATCCATTAGCTTATAATATTGGATTAATTGGTTTAAGTGGAATTGGCAAGACTACTCTTGTAAAACAAGTATGTGAAAAACTTGTTGGTGAAACTGGATATATTATAGCTAACTGTGGTAAAGAAGATGGTATTGATGCTATCGCCGGAGTAATATATGAAGATATTCCTGATTGGGACACATTTGATGAATTTACTGAAGATGTTATTGAAAATAAACTTACGGATTATAAAGATTTAAAAGTAATTGTATGGGATACTTTAGATGAATTAATTAATATAGCAGAACCAGAAGCAATAAGACTTTATAATAAAGAAATTAGAGAAAATCCAAGTAAAAAAGATAAAAAAGAAGCAAAAACAATTAAACAAGCATGGGGTGGTTATGGTGAAGGAGAGAAGTTTACACTAGAATTAATTATGAGTAGAATGTGGGAATTAAAAAGAGTAGGCGTTGCTATGTTTTTAGTTGGTCATACAAAGAAAAGAACTATGAGTGATCCAATGTCTGGTCTTGATTATGATATTATAACTACTAATATGCAGCATAATTATTTTAATGCACTTAAAACAAAATTACATATTCTTGGTGTGGCAAGTATTGATAGAGAAATAATTCAAGAAAAAACAGGAAAAAAAGATTTTACTGGTAAAGAAAAAATACAAGGTAAAGTTAGTAATGAAAGTAGAAAAATAACTTTTAGAGATGATAATTTTAATATTGATTCTAAATCGAGATTTTCTGAAATTATTGATTCAATAATATTTGATCCAAATGAATTTATTAGAGCGATTGAAGATGCTATTAAAATTGAACATGAAAAACAATCTGGGATAAAATCAATCGAAGAAACTAAAAAAGAACAAGAAACTGAAAAAGATAAAATAGTAGAAGAAGTTGCTACTAAGAAAAAAGAAGAGATAGATAAAAGAAAAGAAGAAGAAGAAAGAAATAATCTATTAGAAAAATTTAAATCTTCAATGCCTAAAATAAGAAATGATAATGAAAAGGTTAAAAAAGTTACTACTAAAATGAAAGAATTAGAATTATCTGCCAAAGAATTAGAATCTTCTGATATAGAAAAACTTAAAGAATTAGTAGAATTTTTAGAAGTAATTGCTTCTTAAAGGTTGAAAATTATAGGAGAGATTATAATCTCTCCTAATATTATTATAATTTATAGGTGATAAATATGGCAAAAATGACGGAGAAAGAAAAAAAAGATTGGGATGAATTATATCAATATATAAAATTAGAAATATTTGAATATGATAAATCTCAAAAATTGCCTTCATATATGGTATTAAGATTAAAAGGTTTAAAAGAAGGTAAATTTATAGCAAATAAAAAAACTACATCTATGGCTGATTATGAGTATCAGCATATTTTATATACTTTTAAAATTAATAAAATGAAAATAAAGCAAATAGTTAGGTCACAAGATTTTAAAAATGAGCAACATAAATTTAATACTATTATGATTATAATTGAAAAAGAAATTAATGATGTGGTAAATAGATTGAAACAAGTAGTTAAATCAGAAGAAAAAGTTAAAAGTATGGAATTTGAAAATATGACACATGAAGGTGCAGAATATAAAAATAAAAGTAATAATAAAAAACTAAATAATGAATTAGAAGAATTGTGGTAAATAGGATGGTGTATTGATGGCAGAAAAAAATAAAAAAGAATTAACACCTCTTGAGATTGAATTAATAAAATCAAGTAAGAAGGTGCAAGAATATAAACTTGCTTGTGAAGCTAATATAGTTTCTTCTTTATACAAGAATCCTGATTTATATTTTACATATGACAAATTAAATCTTAAAAGTTTTAGTAGTAATGTATGGAAGGTTTATTGGCAGATAGGTTATGACATTATTATTAAAGAAGGAAAGAAAACATTAGATGATATTACTATTGGTTTATATCTTGAAAAACATCCTAAACTAAAACAAAAGTATGATGAATATGGTGGTTATGATACCATTGATAAATCTAAGGAATATGTCAATATAGAAAATATCAATGGTTATATTGATGAGTTAAATAAATGGAATGCAGTTTTACAATTGTTAGCAAGAAGATTTCCTGTACATGATAAAATTAAAGAATTTGTGGATATGTCAGCAGAACAAATTTATGATATGTTTGAAGCACAGTTAAATCATATATTTGTTAATGTTGAAGGTGATGTAAAAAGTTATAATTTATGTGATGATATACATAAATTATTAGAAAGATTAGATAAAGGTGAAAATGTTGGTATGCCTTTATATAATTCTCCTATTCTTAATAAAGAAATTGGTGGCAATTTACAAGGTCATGTAACTATGTTAGGTGCTTTAAGTGGTGTAGGAAAAACAACGACAACAATAGAATTAATTTTACCACAAATATTACATTATAACGAACAAATATGTATTATGATAAATGAAGAAGATGAATCAAAATGGAGAAAAGAATTAATTGTTTGGGTAGCTAATAATGTATTTAAAAAGGATTTACAAAAATACATATTACGTGATGGTGGCTTTTCAGAAGAACAATGGGAATTGTTAAAAAAATGTGCAGATTGGATTGAATCAAAAAAAGAAAATAAAAATATTACTATTGTACCATTTCCAAAATATATAGCATCATTAGCAATTAAAACAATTAAAAAGTATTGCTCATTAGGTTGTAAATATTTCATTTTAGATACAATGAAGGTGTCTGCTGATAATAAAAATGAACAACAATGGCAATCAATGACTAAAGACAGTGTTGATATTTATGATACTATTAAACCTGTAGGTAAAAATGTACATATATGGATTACATATCAATTAGGGAAAGATGCTACAAAGAAAAGATATTATACTAATGAATGTATTGGGTTGGCCAAGAATATTGTCGATGTTGTTTCTACTAATATAATGATTAGAAAACCTTTTGATGACGAATATGAAGGAGGAAGAGCAGAATTAAAATGTTATAGATTGGAAGGTAAGAAAAAACTCACAAAAATTCCTTTTAAACTTGAAAGAAATAAACATTATACAATTATATTTATACCTAAAAATAGGTTTGGTTCGACAAACGAATATCAGATTATAGCGGAACATGATCTTTCTAGGAATATTTATAAAGAAATAGGTATAGCAAAAGTTCCTATGGATTTTTAAGGTAGGTGATACTTTTATGATATGAGGTATGTAATATGACAATTACTGAATTAAAAAATTATATATATGAAAATAATAAAATAGAATATATTCTTGAACAAATAGGTTGTCATCATATTCAATATCATAATAAAGGATATTATACTTGTTCAAATAAAGATGGAGATAATAAAACAGCAATAAATATATATAATGATGAAAATTTAAATTGTGTTAATCATACAAGAGATATAGGTAAACATGCAGATTTAATTACTTTAATTGGTTTTAATATGAAGTTATCATTTGTAGATAGTATTAAATATTTACACAAAATTTTAGGATTAAAATACGATT